CTTATGTCTTGGGAACTTAACGAGAAAGTTCTTTGTTATGGTCCTACAGGTGCAGGTAAATCTAGTTTGATTGAACAACTATGTGCTCTTACAGGTAGACCTTTTGTTAGAGTTAACTGTACAGGTGACATGGATTCATCAATGATCTTTGGTCAACTTACAGCTAAAGATGGTTCTACTGTATGGGTAGATGGTGCTGTTACAGAAGCTGTTAAGTACGGTGCTGTATTTGCATGGGACGAGTGGGACGTTACTCCTCCAGAGATTTCTATGGGTCTACAGTGGCTCTTAGAAGACGATGGTAAGCTTTTCTTAAAAGAAATGCCAGGCAGTACCAAAGACAAACAAATCATTCCACATGAGAATTTCAGGATAGTTGCTATCGGTAATACTCAAGGTCAAGGTGATGATACAGGTGCTCATGCAGGTACTAACGTGCAGAACTCTGCAACTCTTGATAGGTTTGGTACAGCAGTTTACATTGACTATCTACATCCTTCTGTAGAAGAAAAGATGTTGGTTAACAAATGGAAAGATACTGTAACTAAGAAGTCTGCTAAAGAGCTTGTTAAGTTAGCTAATTTAATTAGACAAGGTTACAAGTCTAATCAGTTTAGTCTAACAATATCTCCTAGGTCTTTGTTTAGTATCTGTCGTAAAGTATCTGCTGGTTTTACTTTAAAGAAAGCTTATACATTGGTTTATCTTAATAAACTTAATGATACGCAGCGTAAAGTAGCTGACGAACTCTTTAACAAAGTATACGGATCTAGCTCTTAGAGCATAAAACCATATAGCCTTATCTACGGATAGGGCTATTTATTTTGTGTTTTCAATAAAGATAACAAATGATAGATAGAAAACTTATAGTAGCAAATGCTCCTAGTAACATTGGAGAACAGGTACACGTTAACCACACAGGCTGCGAAGCAGGTGTAGACAACAAACGTAGACTGTACATCAAAAGAATAGACAAAGGACTAGTGGCATACTGCCACCATTGTAGCGACAAAGGCTACGCCAAAGATGAAAACAGACTATCAACATGGCTAAACAAAACAACAGCAGCTAAAGTCATTAAAGAACAATTCTCTGTTAGTAGTCTAAGTACTTTAAGCCCTAAAGGTTTTGTTTGGTTAACTAATTACCACTGTGATGCCAGTAACAAAAATTGTTTTAATGGTGTTAAAGACAAAGACTCTGTAGCTTTGACACTGTATGGTCCTGATGAATCTTTGTTAGGTTGGCAGGTACGAAACCTGCTACCTAAAGAAGGTGCTCCTAAGTACACAACACATTATGTCAGTGAACTAAGCAATGGTGATCCTGCTTGGTTTAACAGACTAACAACAAAGACCTTGGTAATTACTGAGGACTATCTTAGTGCTTGGAGAGTAGGATTTAACACAACACATGCTTCTATGGCGTTACTAAGAACATCTTTGTCAGATAAAGCATTGTTTGACATAGAGAGGGGACATTACGAAACAATCATTATCTGGTTAGATCCAGATGAAGCAGGAAGGAAAGGAGCAGAAAAAATATATAAAGGACTAAACCATTTTTTACCACAAAACACAAATATAGTTATATTTGATCTAGACAAAGAACCAAAAGAATGTACTCCAACAGAGCTACAAACTATTCTCAACTAAAGGAATCTAATGGATTACGATGTGCTTTATCTTTGCTCTCAAAGCAAAGAGAACTTAGCCAAATACAGACGATACATCAAACCGCATGTAGTCGTTAAAGAAACCAACATCATCCTTGACGGGATGGAGAAATACTACAAAACATTTCCAACAATCTCTGATTTCAGTTGGGATAGTTTTTCTGCTTTTCTTATAGCAGACCAAAGCAAACGATTAACTGACGATGCTATTGTCAAGCTTCGTATGACGCTAACTAAAGCAAAGACGTTTGTTCCGCACCATGCACATGAAGAAGTTATCAAAACTCTTATAGAGTTAGATTACTTAGCTCTTATCATGGAAGAATGTGAAAAGGTTAAAGAAGGTTCTAGTGATCTTGAACACGTTCATATCCTAGCAACCAACGCCCTTAAAGATGTAGAAAGGTATATAGAAAAAGATGAGCTGTTTGTTACTGCTGACTTATCTGCTATTGCTGATCGTATCAGCTCTAGCGGTTACGAATGGAGACTCGATGTTCTCAATCGTTCGCTTGGTCCTCTTCGTACAGGTAATTTTATTATTGTTGCAGCTAGGGTTGAAGTAGGTAAGACAACGTTCTTAGCTAGTGAGGTCAGCTATCTTGCACAGCAGTTACCCAAAGACAGACCTGTTGTATGGGTTAACAACGAAGAAGAGTCATCAGTTGTATTCTTCAGAATAGTACAAGCAACGCTTGGACAAGAGTCTAAAGTAATCATAGCTGATTCAAAAGCAGCTATGGATCAGTACACAACTCTTATGGGTGGCAACAAAGATAAGATACGTGTTACTAAGGACATGAACAACATCAGAGACTTAGAAACACTGTTTAGAGAAATCAATCCAGGACTTATAGTGTTTGACCAGCTTGACAAAGTAGATGGCTTTAAAGCAGACGATAGAGAGGACATTAGACTAGGTAAGATCTACAAATGGGCTAGGGAATTAGCTAGATCATATGGTCCAGTTATTGCTGCATCACAACTAAGTGCAACAGCAGTAGACATGAAAGATCCACCGTTTATAGGCTTAGACGCTCTCAGAGGTTCTAAGACAGATAAACCAGGTGAAGCAGATGTTGTTATCACATTAGGTAAGTACAAAGAACCTAAAACTCCAGAGGAAGAGATTATAAGAACGCTAAATGTTCCTAAGAACAAACTACCTGGAGGTGGTAGTAAGCAGATGGAATCAGAAAGACATGGTCAGTATTTAATAACAATAGATCCAATCAGAGCACGTTTTGAATAGGAGTAAACATGACAAAAAACGAACAGAAGTTATTTGATGCTTTAGCATATTTAGTAGAGCAGGTAGAAGAAGATGTAAATCCTGAATACATGACTAAACATATGAAAACAGCATTAGAGGATGCGTGTGAGGTGTTAGACGAACTACAAGGAGAGAACAAATGAAAAGAGTAACAGCTTGGAGTATCAATGTAGTGTGGGAAGACGGTGAAGAAGAAATTCTCACAGACGTACCTAACTACGTAGCAGAGGCAGTAGACAGTCACATGACTTTCTTAGAAGAGTTGACTGCTGAAGAAGTTGGGAGAAAAGATGATTGAATTAGAGCTTAGTGAATTCTTTTTATGGGTATGGTGTATAGGAGCTACGGCTGCTGCAATTTATTTTAGACACCACTCAAACATGAGAGAAATGGTTATTATGTCATTATTGCATAATGATAAAGTAAGAGAAAAATTAGTATCTGAACTTAAAGAATGGAGAGAAAAACATGGATCACAATAAAGCTTACAGTTTAGTAAGAGAAGTGTTTGGTACTTATGGATACACTGATAAATTTATCATGGATGTTATAGAGTCTATACACATACAAGGTTACGGTAAAGGATACAAAGAAGGGAGGGAACAACAAGAGAAAATAGACAAACTAAATAAACTTGAAGAACAACAAACTTAACAAAGAAAGGAGTATGGAAAACCATGACCATACCAACATTTATAGGCATAGATGTCGAAACGACAATGAATGCCAACGAAGATATAGGACTAGCTCATCCTATGCACCCAGATAACCGTGTAGTAGCGTTTGGATGGACAGGAACATCTAGAACACATGTAACTTATGATGCAGACCACTTCATAAAAAACATAAGATCTATACCTTTTGAGTATGTCTTCTGTGGACACAACATATCTTTTGATTTAATGTATTTGTACAAAGAAAGTACTGTACTTAAAATTAAATTTCAGGATCATAAGATATGGGATACACAGTTAGCTGAGTATATTCTTACTGGACAACAAGTTAAGTTCTCAAGCTTAGATGAGTTGTGTATTAAGTATGGGTTGCCTATCAAAGACGACAAGATAAAGAAATACTTTCAAGCAGGACTGGGATCTGACAAGATACCAGAAGAAGAGTTAACACCTTATCTTGTACAAGACGTAGATAACGCAAGAGCTATAGCAGAGATACAGTACAAACTAGCTATAGAGAACAAACAGTTAGCTCTCATAGAGTCTCAGATGGAAGCTCTACATGCAACAACAGAAATGATGTTCAATGGTCTACACATAGATCAGAAACGTTTAGATGACTACACAGTAGAAGTTGTTAACGAGTATGTAGAAGTTAAGCTAGACCTAGAAGAACTAGCAGCAGGACACATAGACGACATTAACAGCCCTAAGCAGTGGTCACAGTTTTTCTTTGGAGGTAAGAAGAAGGTTAGGGTTAAAGAAGAAGTAGGCGTGTATAAGAATGGTAAGACCAAGTACAAGCTTATGGATAAGACAATAACTATAAAACCATTTATAGCTTACACACCAGATCCAGAAAAAGTATCTGAGAAAACAGGACAAGTGTCAGTAGATGATTCAGTACTCAACGATATGCTTAAGCACACATTTGATAAGAAGGCTATCCAACTTATCAATGGACTACTTAAGTACAGAGAGTTATCTAAACAGCTATCAACATATGTCCAGGGACTTAGCAAGCATGTTATTAATAACTTTATACACGGCAAGCTAAACCACACAGCAACAGTCACAGGTAGGTTGTCTTCAACCAATCCTAATCTACAAAATATCAGTAATAATCCTATCAAACAGATCTTTACATCTAGGTTTGATGGAGGTTATATTGTTGAGGTTGACTTTAACCAGCTAGAGGTTGTTGCTCTTGCACACGTAACAGGTGACGAGCAGCTTATCAAAGATATTTCTAGTGGAGTAGATATTCACAGTGCTCTTTACAAGTCTATGTTTGGTAGAAACCCTACTAAAGAAGAACGTAAACCATTCAAGTCTAGAACATTTCAGTTGATCTACGGTGCAGGAGCTAAAGCAATCAGCAAACAAGCAGGTTGTAGTTTAGAAGAAGCTAAGAAGTTTGTTGATGTGTTCTATTCTAGGTATCCTAAAGTAGGTGAATGGCATACAGGATTTGCAAATAAAGTAGAACGCATGTCTTATTATGCAGTAGGAGAAGATGGTTTAAGAGAGAAAGTTAAATCTTATGTACTACAAACAGAGACTGGTAGAAAGTTTTTGTTTAAAGAGTATTACAGTGATAGTTCTTGGTCTACTAAGACTTACAATTTTAGTCCAACAGAGATGAAGAATTATCCTATTCAGGGATTAGCTACTGGAGATATAGTACCAATGATGTTGGGTGTTATCTTTAGAAGGCTAATAATGAACAGTGGAGTTTGTATAGTTAACACTATCCATGATTCCATTATGTTTGACGTACATCCGATGCAATTGGATTATTTTTTAGAGGAGATAACAGACACATTAAAGAAAACACATATGTATTTTGAAGGTATTTTTGGAACACCTCTGGCTCTGAAGCTCAATGCAGGAGCATCAGTAGGTGATGATTGGTTTAACATGAAAGAATTAACATGAGCATGATGACAGGTATTGTGGAAGCACTAACCACAAAAGATGTAAACACTAAATTTGGTACTAAACCTACTTATTCCATGAAAGTCAATGGGACTTGGATTAAATGTGGTTTCAAAGATCCAAAAGTAGAAGTTGGTTATGAAGTTGAGTTTGATGGTGTCTCTGGAACATATGGTGTAGAAACTAAGGCTGTAAACGTTCTTAGTAAAGGTAGTGGTACACCTACTCCAGCAGCAACTGGAACGTCTGTAGCAGTTCCTAAAGCCTCCTACGGTGGTTATAAAGATAAAGTATTTCCTATCCCTGCTTTGCATGGTGATAGAGCTATTATTCGTCAGAATGCTTTAGCTAGAGCTACTGATCTTTATATTGCTGCAAGAGGTGGTAAGCCATTTGAACTAGAAGAAGGTAACCTAGACTTTGTTGTTAGACTTGCTCGTAAGTTTGAAGCTTACACAGC